TTTCTAATTTTCATTACTAAATCTATATGCAGAATCAAAATCGTTAAAATCAGATATTGGCAAAATTGCTGTACCTATTTTTTCATCTACAGATGCTATTTTACTACCAATACAAATATGACATGAATCCCAATTTTCGTTATGTTTGACTAATATATCGCCAAATATAGCTTTGCTTGGATGATATTTTTTCATACCTAATTCCAAACATCTGCCTGATATTCTTTGGGCAAATTCTTTTTGAAATTTTATTGCACCTTTTTTTGTAGAATATTTTTGATAAATTATTTTTAATAAATCAGTACCTAATACCTTATCAAAGTATTCAACAATAAATGTATTGCAATCGTTAGTACCCCATGCAAAAGGCTCGTTCAATTTAGATT